ACAGACCGCCTAAAAATCGAAAAAGGCTTGAAAGAGGGCTTGAAGCCTTGCGCGATTGCCGACCGTCTGCACGTCCACAATACAACGATATACAGGGAGTTGAAGCGCGGACGCTATACGCATTTGAATTCCGACTTGACGACCGAAGAACGCTATTCGCCGGAGATCGCGCAACAGCGCTATGAAGAGAACCTAAAAGCCAAAGGCGGCGAATTGAAGATCGGCAACGATTACGAATTGTCAGCTTTTATTGAAAAGAAGATCGGTGAAGAAGGCTATTCCCCCGCCGCCGTCGTCGGAGAAATCAGACGGCTGGGGCTGACCTTCAAAACGGAGATCAGCGAAAAGACGATCTATAATTACATCGACAAAGGCATATTCTACGGGATCAGCCGCGAGAGCTTGCCGGAACGCGGAGAGCGAAAGCGGAAGTATGACAAGGTGGAGCGGAAGAAAGCCGCCCGCGCGCCGCAAGGCGAAAGCATAGAAGAACGCCCGCAGGAAATCAATGATCGGCAGACCTTCGGACATTGGGAAGGCGATTGCGTATGCGGGAAGAAGCGGACGAAGGAAACCTTGTTCGTTCTTTCGGAGCGCTTGACGCGGAACGAAATTATTATCAAAATGCCGGATCAGACCGCCGCCAGCGTCGTGGCGGCGCTGAACAAATTAGAACGCCGCTTCGGGAAGAAGTTTTCACAGATATTCAAAAGCATTACGTTTGACAACGGATCGGAATTCATGGATTGCGCCGGAATTGAAAAATCCGTCTACGGCAAAGACCGGAAGCGCACGAAGGTTTACTATTGCCACCCGTACAGCGCATACGAACGCGGCACGAATGAGAACATAAACAAAATGATAC